AACCACCTATTCTTGATACAAATCAATCTAAATTAGTTAATTTAATAAAAGGACAAACATTTGAGAATATAATAGATCAAGAGAAATTTATAAAAAAATTTAAACACGAGTATTTCATGTTTCCATATAAGATTATTGACGTTAATAATATCATAACAATTAATAAAAAGTATGCGTTATTGGCTGTTTCAAACAAGTATGTAGATCGTAATTATGTTAAAAAAATAGTATCTTCTAAGGATGAAATTCAAAAATACATAAAATTAAATCCAAAAATAAATAAATGGATGTTAAGAAATATATTAAATGAACCTGTTTTAAAAAATGGACATATATTTACTTTAAATTTTATATTTATTATCAAATTAAATCCATTTAAAATATATGCTATTAAAAACAAAAAATATATTAAAAGTAAATTAATATATGATTCTATTGCGATTAATACTAATCCAGATATTTATGATACATTTAAGGATGAATTTGATGAAAATGAAGACCAGTTATTTTTTCCAACTGATTTACCAGATGGATGGACAGAAGAAGAAACAAATGAAATGAATGAAATGATAGAAAATAGTATTCAAATTTTATTTTCTAATAAAATAGATATTGAACCAGATAATAATTCAAAAAATAGTTATTTTATATTTAATGCTTTTATTAGATTATATGAAAGATTACCACCAATTATTTATTACATATTAAACACATTTTCACCAAACCTACATAAACATATTATTCCATCATTAGTATCAATTTTAATAGATAATAAAGATCATCCTGATTTTAAACAAATTAAATTAGGGAAAAAAGTTAAATATTCAAATATAGATAATTTTGAATATGAACGTTATTATTCATTAGGAAGAATAATTCCACAAACAGAAACTAATAAAACATTTTATGTTGATGTAAAATTAGATGCTCCAAAATTTCATACAGAAATGATTAATGAATTAATTAAAAGAGGATATAAAGAATCAACTAATTTTCCGGTAGATTTTATATTTGTAGCAGAACAATCATCATATTATCGTAATCGTTTTAATACTAAAGGATCAAAATGGATTAGTTTATTATATGGTAATTCTAAAACAGAAATAACAAATAAAATATTATTAAATAAGAAATTTGAAAAAGAAGATTTTATAATTTACTCATTATATTTAACACAAAATAGTCCCATTTCAAATATAGATGAATCAATAATAAGAATATTAAAACCATTAAATGGTTTTTCTGGTCTTGGAATAACAATAATTAAAACGAAAAAAGAAATTGAATTATGGTTAAAAGAACATATAAAATATAAAGAATGGATATTACAAGATTATTTACAAAATCCTGATTTGAAAGATGGTCTAAAGTTTCATTTACGTGTATTATTATTAGTTAAAGTAGAAAAAAATAAGCCAATAGAAGTTTATATATCAAATTATAAGTTATATGTAACAGCATATGTAATATATAAAAATAATGATTGGTTAAATAAAGAAATTCATGATACACATTATAAATCAACAAAAAGAGAAATGATATTTCCAGAAGAGATACCAGATAATTGGAATAAAAATGATATTACTAAAGCTATCTCTGATATGAATCAAATTTTTATAAAAGTATTTAATAATCAAATAAATTTTCATCCAGAATGGAATGCTAAAAATGGATTTGAAATATTTGGAGCAGATATAATATTTTCAAATAAGAAACCATATTTATTAGAAATAAATGCTAAGACAGGAATGGGTGGGCACAATTACCTAATTATACCTGGATTGCTTCAAACTATATTAGATGATAAAGAAAGTGAATTTATGACAAAATTAATTTAAAAATTGAAAATTATTAAATTAATAATTTCTAATTTATAAGCCTAATCTCCCAAAATGAGTCAGTTAGCTGGTTCGGCTTTTTGTGAATTAGAGCCAGACTTTTCTTTGCTTGTCTCTATTCTTCCTATTTTGCCAATTCGTTCTGTGTTATTTTCTTTTTTAGATACAATAAATGCCAACTCCTTACGCGCAACTAGTCGTTATGCCAAGGAAGCAGTGACAGACTTTCGTTGGAAAGATATGAACACTGTAATAAGAGGTAGTATCAAATCATGGCGCTCGTGTTTTCCAAAAGCTATCTGTGCGAATGTGAGAACCCGGCGATGGGATGAACCAAATGGTAGACATACACCAGTAGTTGATGCTGATTTTGTCCATTTAGTTGGACTAGAAAAACTTGATATAAGTGGCTGTACGTCTATTACGGATGCTTCTTTTGAGCATCTGAAAGGTATTCAGGAATTGAATATGTTTTATTGTAATCAGATTTCTGACGAAGCATTTGTTCATCTAAAAGGTATTAAGAATTTGAATATGGGGCTTTGTAACAACATTTCTGATGCTGGATTTGTACATTTAAAAGGTATTAAGAAGTTGTATATGTTTAGCTGTGACCAAACCATTACGGATAAAGCATTTGAAAATCTTAAAGGAATTCACACATTAAACATAAGCTGTTGTGTTCAGATAACAGACGCAGCTTTTTCAAACTTACAAGGAATTCAGAAATTAAATATGTGGAATTGCGGACGGATTACAGATGCAGCTTTTGTAAATTTGCTGGGTATTAAGGTGCTTAGCATAAGCGGGAATATTCAAATAACAGATGCTGCTTTTGAATTTCTAAATGGTATTCAAAAGTTGTATATGTGGTGGTGTAGTCAAGATACTATTACGGATGCTGGATTTGAGAACTTAAAAGGAATACACACACTAGTTATGAATTTCTGTAAGCAAGATACTATTACTGAGAAAGGACTAAAATGTCTAGAAGGTATAACCAAACTTGGTTTGTATCAATGTACTCTTCAAACTATCGAAACCGCAAAAAGATTAGGTCTTCCTTTTAGGAGTGCTGATTATGATTTTAAACATTTAGATATTGAATTTGAGGAATAATTAATTTTTTTATAAAAAATTGAAAATTAATAATTAATCTCGGCTCACTTTTATTGAATAATTCTCACCCTGCTTATGTTTGTACGGACCTGTCTGTTTCTTGCGCTACTAGCGCTTGCGCACTCCCAGCGTTTTCGGCGCTCCCCGACTGCTATCCCGACATCCACCTATGGAACATCTCCAGTTCCATCAGTGTCTTCTGCTCCGACCTGGACGCCAATAGCGTCAGAGTCAGCAAGCTCAAGTGGTTCTAAGTCTCCTCGCCCGTCTAAATCTTCTATACCAAGTGTGAGCGAGACAAGGTCTGCGCGTATTTCTTCTTCACCAACATCAACTGCCCGGCTTTCTTCAGAGCCTACAAGTAGTTCTTTAGCAACGACATCTCCAACATTTTCTGTTTCTGTTACGACGTCAACTTCTGCTTCAGTCACCAGAACACCCAGTGAGACACCATCTATAAGCCCAAGTCCATGTGCTCTTTGGTATAAAAAATGGCATCCAAAGTCTCAGGCTTGTGATAGCGGTGGTTCGGAGACTAAGGATGGTGCGAATGCAAGTAGTTTATTCTCTATGGCAGGTATGGGAATACCAATTGGCTTCTTCATTGCTATGACAATAGGTGCTTATACATTTGCGCGAACTGGCAGGGATGGATGTATTTGTGAGAGAAGATGTGATAGGCCTTGGATGCATTCGATCGCACTTACAATTGCTTTCATTCCTTGTTTTTTCCCATGGATATTGTATATCATGTACGGCACTATTGAGGGGTATGATCAGACACCATACAAGATTGCTTCAGGTGTTCTGGCATGTGTGTGGATTTTCTCTGTATTTTGCCTCACGCCAATGTGTATTAGGATTGAAGAGTGTTGCCTTGGTTTGAAACATAGATATTTAAGATTGCGTCAGTGGTGGATTTATTTGCGTGTTCAAATGATGATAAGAAGTCTACCTCCACAACCAGTTGCTTCTTTAGAGAATATTTCTGGAGCAACATGTGGGGCTGCTGCTCCTCGCCCCGACTTGGAGACTGGAGCCTCAAGCGACGGTCGTCTAAGGAACGAGGAGCGTCACTTAGAGGCTGGAGCCTCATGCAACGGTCCTTCAAAGAACAACGAGTGCTCGCGGAAAACTGGAGTCTCCGGTGAGAGACAGAGCCCAGATATGTGTACAATTTGTCGTGAAAATCAAGGCTCAATGATAACATTGCCCTGCACACATAAGTTTCACACTATGTGTATAGATACTTGGTTATCTTCTAGTTTAGAAGCAGGTAAAAGAGCTACGTGCCCAATCTGTCGCGCAGCAATGCAGATTACTGTGGGTGGCTCCAAGTAGATTTAATTAAAATGATATAATTTTATATTATTTTATTAAAAATATCAAAATAAAAATTGATTTATAATTATTTAGACCATATATTCTTACTCTTCATACCCTTCATACCAAAATGAATAATTTAAAGGAAGAAAGAGAACGAATAAAGATTCAAAAACAATTATATAGAGAAAATAAATTAATTCGTGAACAAAAAGAGAAAGAATTAAATAATCAAACACCAATTATTATACCTACTAAAACAAAAAAACAATCAGATAGATCATCATTCTCATCAATACCTATAGAAAAATTAAATGATAATTCCATTACAGAAGATGTATCATTAATAGATATGTTAGGAATAAAAGCAAATGATGCTATATTAAATAATGTAATTACAAACAATACTCAAAGTGAAAAAATAAAATTAGAAGAAAATGATAGGCATTATGCGCCTGATTTTATTTAAAGTAATAATTTTTCAGCGAATACTCTTAATTTTAAGGAATTATTATATATAATTTTAGCATCAGTTATGTTATCAGGGTCAGTTAATTCATTTATCTTTTTTTTTCCTGAAGCAATTAAATCATTAATAAATCTTAAATAAGACTTTACCTTATATTTTTTTCCTTCAGACTTTACAAGAGCAATCCATCCTAATTTTGAGTATAACATAGCATGCCATTTAGAAAGCCATTTCATTGTAACTTTTGTGGCGATTCCTTCTTCAGTATTAGATTCAGAAACCAAATCATTTTCATCAAATAATTTAGTAGCAAAATCTTTTAACTTCTTAACATTCTTTAAGATAACGCTTAAATCCGCAATACGATCCGCATCTTTGGTGATTGATCTTTTTTTTTCAATACTAGCTATTAAGGAATTAATTCCTCTTATATACATTTCTGTTTTATTGTATCCATTCATTTGACTTAAAGCAATCCATCCTAATTTTTCATACATTTTTACCATCCATTTTTGAGCATAACAAAATGTGATTTCAATTGTCTTGGGAGTAGAAGAACTATAATTAGATTCGTCGGAGCTTACAATATATGACATTATATATTATTATAATATAAAAATTTTTTATTATATTATAATAATGGACGAATCTAAAATTATGGATATGGGTATGACTGAATTAACAAAAATGATAGATGAATTAGATAAAGATATATTAAAAATAAAAATACCTCAACCACCTATACCAAGATTAGAAATTATTGAACAACAATTAAAATATCATAAAGAAAGATTAGTTTATTATGAAACCAAAGAGTATCGTGATTCAGTTTCAAAAGAAAAAGCAATTGAAGATGTTCATGACGCAACAGTTAAATTTCGTTTTTTTATTGTTCAAAAAGAAGTTGAATTAGAAAAAACATCATAATTTATTTTTCAAATCTAATTCATCTACATATTTAATTGTTTTGTGTTTATAATCTTTATTTGGGTTATATTCTTCAATATGAATTTTAAATATGTTCATTTCCGCTACAACTTTATTATCAACTGTATAATTAAATAAAGTAACTTGTTTATAAAATGCTTTTTCTATTAATTTTATTAATTCTTCTGTGGAAGGCTGCGATATTAATACATCTTTTATTTTTTTTACATCATGTAATAGATAAGCTGATATATAAAGAGTATGAATTTTATGAATATTATCAATATTATTATTATTAATATCTTCTTTTAATTCAACATCTTTTATATAACCATCATAATTATTTGTTTTTGAATTATAGATATCTTCTAATGTTTTATACCATGAAGCACATAAATCATTTTTATAATTATCTTTTTTTTTTAAATTTAATTTTTCTATGATAGTATTAAATGCTAATTCTTTAGAGCATAAATCATTTTGATATTTTATATTCCAATCTAAGGTGATATGAAATGATTGTGTGATTGTCATCGAAACAGGTGTTGCTGTTAAGGACATACAATATGAAGGAGGATGTTTTGTAGTCATATAAATAATAATAGTTTTTATTTATATAATTTCTCTTTTTTATATTATTTATACATTTTTTCGCAATTATTATATTCTGTTTTTTCTAAATTTGATAAACAATCATTTCTAGAATAATCATCTTTTTTTAAGCATTTAATATATTCATGACATGTTATCGGAGATTGATTTATTGGTGGTTGATTTATTGGCTGATTAACTATAACGGGTTGCTTTGTTTCAAATATATTTCTAGCAATAGAAGATCCCATTCCAAGACCAAATCCTTGTATAACACTTTGAAACATTGTTGGCTGCGATTGATATTGTTGTGGATAATTAATAGGTGGTTGATTATTAATAGGTTTAGTAGATGGAAGAGTTATTTTTGGAATTGTTCTTTGATAAGAAGGAGATTTAGTGGGAGTAGAGTTTCTTGGCATATAATAATTTATAAAAAAAATTGAATAATATTAAATTAATATTCTAATCCCAATTTTACAATAAGCAACTCGAACACCAACATTCAAATGTTCTTTCTTACAACATCCCTTCAAAAGAGCTGTTTTTTTCTTGCGATGTTTTTTTCGGTTGTTTTCTGTCAAACCGAAGAACTTGTATCAGTTGCAGAGATTCTTGTTACGACACAGTATATTGACGTATATTGTGGTGCTTCGCAAGTGACTAAAACAAAAACAATCAAAAGTGTTCCGGATGTTACTAGTAGATTAATATTAATTGATAATGATTTGTATGTTAATCATCATTATAAGTATGATGACGACGATATTAAGAGAAGCATTCCTCTCGGCTGTGATGATGACGATCTATATGGATATCGTCATTCTGAAGAGGATGATGGCTCATTATCTTACAATAGCAGCGAAGATGATTAGAGAAAGTTTATTGATTTTTTTATTTGATCTAATTTTAGATCTTTTATTATATTAACTGAATCAGTTATAGAAAACCCGTATCCTTCATTTGGGTTAATCATCGCAACACTCAATTTGTTTATATCTGATTGTGATAAAATTACGGCATTTTTATTAACCGCAGTCGGTGTTTCAATATTATTTTTCTTATAACAACCACAAAAAAAATGAAAAATATACATCTATAATCTTAATATAAATATTTATACTATAATATTTATATAAATGCAAATATTTCAAATTGGAGACAGAGTAATATATAATCCAGTTGGATTTGATCTTAGTACAGCAGCAAATAGACCAATAGATCATGGTATTGTTATAAAGTTAGATGAATGTTATGTTCATATGAAACGAGTAAATGATAATCACATAATGAAAATATTATATCGTAGTGTTAGTCATTATCCACCAAAAGAAAATTTAGAAAAAAGAATACATATAGTAATCTAATAATAAATATAAACAATATAAATCATTGAAATTATTATTAATAATTAAACTGATTAATAATCAAAATACAGAAGATACAAGTATAACCATAGATAACAATTTATTATTATCATGGTCAAATTTAACCATAACATCAAAAAAAACAAAAACAAAATTAATAAATAATTTACATGGATATGTAAAATCTGGTTTTTGTGCCATAATGGGTCAATCTGGGTCAGGTAAGACTACATTTCTTTCAGCATTAGCAAAACGTATATCGCATACTGACATGATAATTGATGGTTCGCTCGAGATAAATAATCATCCATACACAAATAACGATCTTAAAAATTTTAGTGGATATGTTATGCAGGAAGATGTATTACATTCATACCTTACAGTATACGAAACACTCCAGTATGCTGCTGAATTAAGAATGATACGAAATACCACAAAAGATGTTCAACTTACAAAGATAGAAGAAGTTATAAATAAAATGGGATTAAATGAGTGTCGAAATATTATTGTGGGAGATAGTAGAACAAAAGGAATTAGTGGTGGAGAAAAGAAGAGATTATGTGTAGCAATAGAATTATTGACTGATCCTAAGATTTTATTTTTAGATGAGCCAACATCTGGATTAGATTCTAAAATAGCATTATCATTAATAGAAAAACTCAAATGTATTGCGAATGACGGATGTATGGTAATATGCACAATACATCAGCCACAAAATAAGATATTTAATTTATTTGATAATTTAATATTAATGAAAAATGGTCTTATCGTATATAATGGTTCGCCATTAAAAGCACTCGATTTAATATCTCGACAAACTAGTATGAATGATGGTGATTTATTAATTGATGAAATATCAACAAATGATAATATACATCTACTTCAAGATCTACTATTGGATAAATCATTATATAATGATACGAGTATATTTACGCCAAAAAATAGACAAACATGGTTTAAACAATTTAGTATATTATTGAGACGAAATATTAAGTATCATATTTTTAATTGGAAATTAATACTAATAAATACTATCGCAACAATTATTGTATCATTTTTTATATGTATGTCAGTATGGAATTCAATTGGAATAAATAAAAAATCCGCATCTTTAAGACAAGCAGCATTATTTTTCTCTGTAATTAATCAAGGAATTGTATCATCACTACAAGGGACACATTCTTTTCCATTAGAAAGAAATATAATGTTAAGAGAAAGAGCAGCAGGAGCATATAGAGTATCATCATATTTTGTGGCTAAAACAATTGGGGATATGATATTTCAAATATTCGCTCCAATCTTATACACGTGTATAGTGTATTATAATATTGGATTTCAATCGGAAGCATCAAAGTTTTTTATATTTATGGGTTTTATGATATTAGCGAGTATGGCAGCAACATCAATTTCAAATATGATATCATGTATATGTGTAAGTATTGAATTATCAACAATTATTTTGGCAGCAGTATATGAGATATCACGATTATACGGAGGGTGGTTTATATCACCTAAATTATTATTTCAGTATCCTAATTGGAAGTTTGCGGATTCCTTATCATATATAAAATATGCTTTTGTCGGAGTATCATTAAATGAGAATGATGGATTATTAATAACATGTGCGCAATCAGAATTAGATTCAAACAATAAATGTATTATACCACCAATAAATACACCTCCATATACAGGAGCAGCATTTAATTCATATTATGGATACGATAATTATACAATAAGTTTTTGTGCTGGAATATTAATAGCTTATATAATAATATCAAGATTGATAGGTTATGTAGCGTTAAGATATATTAAATATTAGTAGTTACAAATTTGTATTTTTGTGAAATAATTAATTAATTAAATTTTAGATATAATTAACATTAAATAATATATAATATTAAAACTTTAATATCATATAATTAAAAGATTTATTGGATTTTTGTGAGGATTTTAGTGAAATTATAAGTTGGTTTAAATCAAATCATTAATTATATTTTATTAAAAATTTAATATCTATAAGTAAAAATGTAAAATTCACAAAAATCCAAATTGAACAAGTAATAAAAAATTTTCTTAATTTGATGAAAATATAAAAAATAAATTATTTGATAAATTTATTTTTACACTTTTTGGATTTTTGTGAATTTCACTTTTTTACAAAATATATACGAGTATTATTAGTATATTAAAATTTGTTGATCATATAATAATATTAATATTAAATGTATTCAAGTTTCACTAAAATACATATTAAATTAATAGATTATATTATATATTATATTAATTTAATATAATATATGACCATAATATAAAAATTTGTATAATATATGATATATTGGAATTTTGTGCGGTTTTTGGTGAAAAAATATATAGTATATAATATATAAAAAATGGAAAAATTTATATGTAAAATTTGTAATTTATCATTCAAGTCTAAATTTTCATTAGAAAGACATGAAAATAAGAAAAATAAATGTGATTTAGTAACTGATTATAAATGTAATAACTGTAATAAGTGTTTTAAAGAAAAACGCAGTTTAATAGCTCATAAAGAAAAAAAGAAATGTAAGATTATGTCTATTCCAAAGACATCAAAAGAAAAGAATGAAATTGCTTTATTAGATATACTAGAATCAAAGATGGATATGATCAAAAAAATAAAACTAATAAAAGTTATAAATAATAGTTTAATTGATGAAAATATACTAGAAATATTAAATAATGATTTACCACAACATACTAAAATAATATTATTAAATAGTCATTCAAAGACAACGATTAATAATACTACTAATAATACTATAAATTATAATATTAATAATTTTGGTAGTGAAAATATTGACTATATTAAAGATAAACATTTATTGACATTACTTAATCAAGTAAGTGGTAGAAATAAATTAGGCGGAGAGCATGTCTTTTTAAGATTATCAAATGAAATATACCTTAATGAAAAACATCCAGAAAATCAGACAATAAAGATAGATAATCTCAACAATAAATTTTGTAAGATTAAGGAGAATAATAAATGGATAACAACAGATAAAAATGATGCTTTACAAAAAATATTTACTAGAATATGTATTATAGTAAGTAGTTGTTTAGAAGATAATCAAGATGCCATCTCTGAACAACAAATAAATATAATTAATGATTATATAAATAAAGAATTTACAGATAAATATATTGCTGAAACTGTAAAAAAATTAGCATTAAATATATATAATTTTTATAATTCTACAGTTATTTAAAATTATATATAACTTGTAAAATTTATATATATGACAAAAATATTCTTAAAAAACTTAATTTATAAATTAATTAGAATCCATATATTTATTATATTCATCTTCATCTAATTGATCTTCCGAATCAACTTCTTCATACTCAGTATCCTCAGTATCCTCAATATCATCCACTTCAATTGGAATCATTGTTTCTAATTCTGTTTTAGATAATTGAGTATTACCAATAATTTTTTTAATGAACTCAATAGTTTTTGAACTTGATAACGATTTTTCAATCATTTTTAGATTATCTATTGATCCAGTAATAACATTAATATGGTTTTCAAAAAAGTATTTTCCCGTTTGAATTAAAACAGGATGTAATGAAACACTATCTAATCCAACTATTCTATTAATAGCAATAACTGGACCAAATATAGGTTTTATATCAGCATTATATTTAATATATTGAGGTTTTTTATCGTCTTTAATAAATGTTATTTTTCCATTTTTTAAATTACGTGGATAGATTAGAGGTATATTATCTTTCCCATCACTTTTTGAATCATTAAGAAATTTATCTTTATGTTTATCCATAAATTGATTCCAAACAATGTTTCCGGTTTTAACACTACATCCTAAATCTATTATATATCTCTTTCCCACAAGATATTTATTAAGTTCTACCCAATCAGGGCTAAAGATTTTTCCTCCACCGATATCAACAATAAATTTATTATCCCCAGCCATCCCAGATTTTCTTTTTCTAATTTGAAAGATCATAGTTTTTTGAAGAGCATCTTCAAATAGATCAGAAGTTAATTTTATTATCAATTCTATATCACAATATTTTATTATATATTCTCTCATTTTTTCAAAATATTTAGATGACAATAAGCTTGTTGGTATTACAAAAGCTAATAGTCCGCCATCCGCTAATTCATCAATTCCTTTTTTAATAAAGAATGAATAGATATTAGGTCTTCCACAAACAACGTCAGAAAATTGTTTTTTTAGGTCAGATGGAAATTCATCATCAATTTCAAAATAAGGAGGATTTCCAATTATAACATTAAATTTTGTATCAAATTTTTGTGTTAAATAATTAGAATTAAATAGATTACATCCCTTATAGACATCTTTAGATGATTTAAACAATTCAGAATCTAATTCAACTCCACAGATATTATTAATAGAAATAGATTTATTTTGAATTAATTTATCCATGAATTGTCCGCTACCATAAGATGGTTCTAATACTTTATCACTTTTATTGAATTTAATACCTGAAATTACTTTTTCCACACAACTAAAGGGAGTCATATATTGGCCGAATTTCTTTCTATTTTCAAGTTTAGCATTTTTATAAAAATCAACTGTTCTAGCATTTAAAGCCATTTATTATTAATATAGATTTGTTTTTATATAAATTAAAACTTAATCAATTTTTTCATCCCAAAATAAAAATTGATTAATAAATATTATTATCTAATTCCATTCAAGCTATAAAGAGAATGACTTCAACAAATGAATCAATTGATAATCTAACAACAAAGTTATCTAAGTCGGATCTAAATGATACCTTTAAAGAAAAAGTTATAAGTGCCTTAAAAAGTATTTGTAATTTAAATTTAAAGAGTTCTGATGAAGGATCTACAAATGACGGTGATCATGAAACAGGTGTTAGTAATGCGCTTATTAAATTAGGTTTTCCTATTATAAGTAAGAAGTATGTAGAACATACAAAAAGAAAGAAGGATAAAACTGTTATAACAATAACGACATTTATAATGGATCGTACAACACATCAACCAACAAAAGATTTAATCGTTTCAATTCCGGATGGATATTATCAGATACCACAACCATATTCAAATGGGAGAGGTAGTTTTAATCCTGCTCCTGATAATTACCTAGTTAATATAAGAGATAAAAGGGTATCTGAATGGTTGGGATTAGAGTGTAAAAGTTCTAAATCAATGAAACCTACATGGAATGATAATCTGCCAAGAGATTTTAGGAAGGGTAATATAATATATTTGTTTAGTGGATTTATAAAAGAAAAAAATATCAATGTATTAATGACTGCCGAAATCTTTTTTAATAATGTTAGTACAACTATAGTAGATGATATATATGAAAAGACAAATGATTACCTTAATAAATTATGGAAAGATGAAGGATTAGATGTTAAATTACCTATGTTAAAATGTTATATGAGACAAAAATGTGAGCAATCTAAGGGTATAACCGAAGAACAAGCTAAGGAATATACAAAGAAAACATTTGAGTTTTTAGAATCAATAAAATCATTTGCTTCAGATCAAAAAAAAACGATTGAAAATGTATCTAAAAGTAATGTTATTTAATTTATAATTATTTGGATAACTTTTCATATTTGTTTATAAAAATTGAAAAAATAAACAGTATTTAATCTTTCTACTTTAGGTACACAGCATGTCTCCGAGAAATGCTAACCTTCTCTTTCTCTCTCTCACTTGAGGCGGCCAGTGCCATTATTTGCGTTTCGGCTCTGTTGATCATTTTGCAAGGAATCTTCTCAGTGTATCGGGTTCGGAGGATACCAACGTTGCTACGTACAATTATTTGTACCTTGATGATTTTTCTTGGTTTTGCTGCTAGTGGGGCGCGATGGATAAACTGGTATTACGGTCTTTTGGGATTTTATGTCTTCTCAGCTCTGCTTGAGGGAATTTATGACTATTGGAGATTTAGGTCGGAAATTCTTGAAGAGCAAAACCAAGAGGAGCAGAACCAGCAGCAAAACCATCAGCAAAACCATCAGCAAAACCAAGTGGCTCTCAACCCGATGGTTCTACGTTTAGCTGTTGTAGTAGGAAACGATGCCAACGTAAATAATGGTTCTGTCGCAAGTAGTGGTGGTGGCAGTCATGATGACGAAGATATCGTAAATGACCCGCAGCCTCAATCAGAGCGCCAAATTAAAGGGTCCAAAGCGGTGCAGCCACTAAAATAACCGCAACAACTTGAGCTACTTAATGTTCCAGTAATCGATTCTCTCTAAATTTTTCAGATTAATTTATTATTTTGAAGAATAAAAATTGAAAATAAATTTAATTCTGAACTTAATGTTTCTACTAAATTTAAGTTCTAAAAGTTCTTAAATTTAATATTTGGCGGTGATCAAGAAGAACTGTAGTAAAGAGATGATCTTTTGTTCAGAATGAAATGAATCAAATGAAGCAAATGAATTAATATATTAATTTATTTGATATAAAAATTGAAAATAATTTCAGTATAAAATTCTATTAATGAAGATTATACCACCGCCCCTTCCCGCAGCACCATGCCAGCCCCACAGTTCCTTCTGTCTGAACGCGAGGAGGCCGAAAGTGTAGAGGCCAAGATCTGGGAGCGACTTGCGCAGAGCCTTGGACCCGCCAACGGAGATGTGACTAAGGAGACAGCCATCATGGTTGCCTCCCCTGGCGGCCGCTTACTCAAGATCAAAAAGCTTCACCAGTGGCTGTATGCTGAGCTCTCGCGGCTGCAGCACGCCGCAATCTCTTCTTCTCCGCGTGAGGCAAACATGACAGAAGCTGAGAAGAGAGCATGTGAACAAGCTTGCCGTGCCTCTTTTGAGGAGGCGCGGGCAAGAGCAGAGCCCAACCAGAATACTGTCATAATCGCAGACAAGGTTCAGTTTGCGGTGTTGATGACGCGCGCGGAGATGATCTCGTTTGAGGCGTACATGCGCAAGATCCGCGAGGTCCGTCCGACCTTTGAGCAGGGCAAAGACTTCCTTTGGCAGCACTGGACTTCAGTTCGCTCAGCATTTTGGGATCAGAAGAACGTCTACGTGAGCGCGGCAGAGGAGGACATTTTTGCTGCGTCATCAGAGCTCTTAAATGATGTCGCACCAGGCGAGTGTGTCTGTGGAGCACCCGCAACGGCCAAGTGTGGGAAGTGCCAGTGTGTGGGTTATTGCTCCCGAGTTTGCCAGAAGATCGCATGGTCAACTCACAAGATTACCTGCAGGGCACCTCCGTCATCAACCGATGTCTAAAGTCGCGAATTGTGTTCAACTTGATCACCTCAAATCAAATGAATTAATTTATTAATTTATTGATTTAAAGATTCTTTTATAATTAGAGTATAATGAATACTCAAGCTTATTATCCTATTACAAAAGAGCAATTACAATTAAAAGAAGATACAACCAAATTAACAGAAATGATATTAGAGGAAAGAAGAAGAGAAAGTTCCAGTATTTATATTTCAGGAATACTTAAAAAGATATGTGATGATATAATAGATATGTTATTTGCTACAATTGATAATAAATCAAAAGAGCAAAAGTATATATATTATTTTAGTGAATTAGAGAATAATTATGTATTAAAGGTTATTAAAGATGAATTAAAAGTTCGTTTCCCTGGATGTGTATATGAGTTAGATTCAGAAAAGAAGTTTGTATCAATTGACTGGAGTTAATAAAATTGAAATATAATATTATATCATGCCTTATACCCAAAACATATTATATTGTCAAACACACACTTCCTCAACAGCAATGCCTTCCTTCTTAAGCTCAGAGATCCGTCACCTGTTGTTCTTCATCACGCTCCTGAACAAGGAGTCAAGAGTGGCATTTGACCCTAGTGTCATCCTCAAGATTGTTGTTGCTTTTGACTATGGCTTGCTATCATACAAGCCTAACTTCAAGATGATCCTGTGGAAACTAATTAAAAAACAGGCAAAGACGAACAACTTTCATATTCGTCCGGAGCTGCGCTCACACATGAGACAAGTTACCAAAATGAATGATTTTTGTTTTTCAATTACGGATCGTTTTGAAGACGCATTGATTGCTGAGGCAGAAACGTGGTAATTTTTATTCATAAAATAAATTTATTTTATGAATAAAAATTGAATTAAATTAAATATAGGATTCCTAATTTATTTTCAATCTCTCCCATGTCGGCAGATAGCAGAAAAAGACAACGCGAAGAACCACAATTTCTCGCATCCGGAAACTCTCAGGTATTTGTCAAAAGAAACCGAGAAGAAAGCATCAGATCCGGCGCTGCTGCTGAGACATTGTTTTGTGGATTTGATCCATGTAGGTTTCCGGATTGTGTCCGAAAACACGCAGATTGGAAAAAATTTCGTATTTGTAGATTTTATAATTCACATTCTGGATGTGATCGTCACGGATGTCCGTTCAAGCATCAGCGTCCGACACAAGAGCAACTACTTAAGCCGCATGTTGTGCGAATTCCGCCTCCCATTCTTCGACCATCCCTCCCCTCCCCTCCTCCACCACCCCACCCCTCCCCTCCTCCTGTCCTTGAACAATCCCTC